AGATTCTTTTCTTATAACAGATCCTGATAATTGAAAGTTGGGGAAATTTAATAAAGAGTCATTATCTAAAAACCCTAGTTTTTCACTAAAATCTCTCGCCCAAACTGGTTCATTGGTGAAATGTATAAATTGGTTGTTTGTATCAACATCTAAAACAATAGGTAAGAAAACATCAACATCATCATAAGCTTCAGAATATTTAACAAAATTATCGAACCAAATATTAGAATAAACATCATCTATCTCTAAAATTGACATCCATTCTGTTTCTACACTTTCAACACCTAAATTAATTTGAGAACAAAAATCTGTTTCACCTTCATTTTCAATAACTAAAATATCTTCTTTAATGTTTTCAGGGTAATCATAAGATTCCAATTCTTTTTTCATTTCTTCGTTTTTAGGTATAACTAATACAACTTTTTTTGGTAAAACTTTTTGTGTACTAATACCTCCTATCGCATTAGCGAATAAATTTTTTTCTTCTTCTCCCAATTTAATAATTGGTAGAACTATAGATACATCTGCTTTCATTATTGATTAACTTTTTCTTCTACGTTGTTATTTTTGTATTTTTCTAAGGTAGATTTAAATTCTTCAATTCTTTCATTTACTAATCTACCATAAACTTCTTCTGTTTTTTCTTTTTGTTTTTCTGTTGTGAAATTTTTAACAGTTTCATCCATATTTTCATAAATTTCATCAGGTGGTGAATCTTCCAACCAAGCTTGAACGAATTTAGCTAATAAATCAGGTATAACATTAACATTGTCAACCCATATACCATTTTTATCACCAATCCAATTATTCATTAGATTTGGTATTTTACCGATTACAGCTGTACCTGATTTCATTGATTCTAATGGGAATGTTCCACAACCAGCTATATCATCTACCCAAACTGAAACACAAGACTCACTTAAAGCTTTAGCAAAAACTTTTTTAGTCATACCTCTCATATCTCTAAAAGTAACCCATTTTAAATGTGGGTATTTTAAATAAAATGATTTAAAAATTTTAACAGTATCTCTTTGGTCTCTTGTTAAAATAGTGATAATTGGTGATTTAGGTTTAGTTGGTTTTTGAAAAGTATCATCAATACTAACAGGTATTACATCTATTTCTAATTTTTTAAGAAAAAGACTTTGAATATGTTCTTTTTGTTGTTCAGTTGTTGTAATACAATTAGTGATATTATAATCAGACCATGATTTACCTGCTTGTAAAGTTTCTGTTATATAATCATATGATTGACATAATACAATTCTTTTTGCTGGTAGTCTTACTGTTTGTTCCATCACATTTGCAAACAATTCAGGAATAACAATAAAATCAGTAGCATTAACATTAACACTTTTATCCTCAATAGAACTATGAGGTAAATTAAAATATTCTTCACCCAACCAATCCTTAATAAAAGGTAATTGTCTTTCTCTATAAGAATTTTTTTCATGTAAAATTTTGGCGTTATAACCAGCTTCAGTTAAAATTTTAACTTGTTCATAAATGTAAGATATTGAAGCAATAGGTGATGTTTCACTATCGATAACAAAAAAATAAATTGCAAAATCTTTATTTTCCAATTTTTTAATCCCTTCATTTAAATTTTTTAAGATTTCTTCTACTTTATCCATTTTTCTTTATTATTTTATATTTTATTAATGTGTTAAATGATAATCTAAATGGTATAGATAATTGTTTGCCTAACATTGTAAGACCCATATCTTCATCTATAATACCATTCTCATTTAATACTGTTTCTATCATTCCTTTAGTTAGGTCCCATCTGGTCATATCAATTAAAGGTCCTTGTAAATCTTCTTCTATTTTTGTTTCTTTTTTTTCTGAAGACTCTTCTTTGTTTAAAAGTTCTTCTATATTTTTTGGTGATTCTTCATTAATTCTAACAAATTCTGATATCCTATCTAAATCAAAATAAAATTGTTCACCAGCTACCTCAAATAATTCCATGATTAATTATTAATTATAATTTTTTATATGTAAACAGTTATACAACCCAATCAATATAACCACCTTGTAAAGCATCCTCAAAGTTGTCTAACATTTTTTCATCAATCTCTTTTATTGTTTTTATTCTAGTACCTGATAGTTTAACTTCTTCATTATATTTTTTATCAATCACAATACTTAATTTATTGATTGGTTTTGTTGCTAATATTTTAGGGTGATCAGTAATCATAACATCAACATAATCCCAAACTTTAGCATATTCTTTAACAAATTTTATATTAGGACAACTAGCTTTTGTTTTAGCTAAAAAGAAAAGAGTAGAAGGAATTGCCATCCCACCTTCTCTACTAATTAAAATAAATTCGTGTCTTGGATTATCGATAATTAGTTGGTTTAAAGTTTCTACAGCTGAACTTACAGTTTCTTCAGCATAACCAAAAATTTCAACAGTACACTTTTCATATAAAAATTCATCTAAAGTAACTTTATTTTTAACCTCAACCAACTCAGTATTTTCTTCAGATTCTAAAAAATTGTCTTCATTAAAATTGGGGTCAAATTCCATTTCACCTTGCTTGACTTCTTCTTCAGGAAAAGTAACCCAACTCTCAAGTTCATAATCTTCCACTTTAATTTCCTCTTCACCTTCTTTAGTTGGGAAATATTTTAAATGAGTTTCTTTAACTTGTCCTAAAAAATCTCTTAATACACCATCTATAGAAACACCAATTTTCATTCTTTTACAACTTCATAAATTTTTAATAAATCTTCTTTACTAATATTTTTTAATCTAGCAAAAAAAGTTATTGCTTCATCAATAGTATTCATTTTAATAATATTGATTGTTTCCCCTGTTTTATCCTTTAAGTAGTACTTGTTTTTGTTTACCATTTTCTATTCCATCAAAAGTTTCTTCTATTATTTTAATTATCGGGTTTCTTACCACATCCTCTGGGTCCCGCAATTCTACACATCCAAAGTTATCCATATTATTAAATTTATCAATAATAACTTCTAATGAGCTGTCTTTTTTATTTCTTAAATCTTTTTGTTTAACATCACCTAAAATTATCATTTTTGAGTTATCACCTATACGAGTCATAAGTGTTCTCATGTTATCTAAAGAAATATTTTGTGCTTCATCAACAATAATAACAGTATTATCAATACTACGACCTCTAACAAAGGCTAATGGTTGAATATTAATTAACCCTAAATCTCTTAGTTTCTGTGTTAAAGACTCACCAATTATTTTTTCAAAATTATCTACAAAAGAACCCATGTAAGGATCAAATTTTTCTTGTATGTCACCAGGTAAATAACCTAATTCCTCTCCTTTTAATTGGGTAACTGATTTAATTAATAAAATCTTTTTGTATTTTGGTCTAGATTTAATAAGTTTAAGTGCTTCAGCACAAGCAATATAAGTTTTACCAGTTCCAGGTAAACCTGATACTATTGTAATTTCATTATTTCTTATTGATTCTCTTAGTTTTCCTTGATTTTCTGTTCTACACTTGTAATTAACAAACATCGAAGATAAAAACTTTTCTTCTTCTATGTTTTTTTTGTAAACAAACTTTTCAATTTCCTGAAGTTCCTCTTCAGTTAATTTTTTGCCTCTTCTGTTTCTACTCATAAATAAAATATATTATATTTAGTTAAAATGTGTATCTAAATTTGGTATTATCTTGTTGATTCTTTACCTTGTAAAACATCCATCCAATGGTCACACATTTCTTCCATCATTGATTTAAAAGTATATGATGGTTCCCATCCTAAAGTTTTTCTAATTTTAGTTGAATCACCTTTTAGGTATGGTAATTCTTCTGGTCTTAAAAATTTAGGGTTTTGGACTACATAGTCTTTATAATCTAATCCTAAATGTCCAAAAACAACTTCACACATTTCCCTTACAGAATGAGTCTCCATTGTTGATACAACAAAATCATCAGGTGTATCATGGTTCATGATAGCGTGCATTGCTCTTACATAATCCTTCGAGTGACCCCAATCTCTATAAGAATCCATATTACCCAATTCTAATTTGTCTTGTAGTCCTAATTTAATTGAACACGCTGCTTTTACAACTTTATTTGTAACAAAATTAGAACCCCTTCTTGGTGATTCGTGATTAAATAAAATTCCGTTTACAGCGTGTAAACCATATGCTCTTCTATAGTGTCTAACCATGTTATATGAAAACACTTTTGAACATCCGTATGGTGAAACAGGATTCATTATGGTAGTTTCTCTTTGAAACTTATCTTCTTCAACACTTAAGCCGAACATTTCTGAAGAACTTGCTTGATAAAATTTAGCTTCAGGACATATTCTTTTATAGGCTTCTAATATATTTACAACACCTACAGAATTTGTTTGTATTGTAAATTGGGGTATGTCGAAACTAACTCTTACGTGTGATTGTGCGGCAATATTATATATTTCATCAGGTTTTATTTCGGTTAAAAGTTTTTCAATTGAAGTTTGGTCTAATAAATCACCATAATGTGTGGTTATATTAAGTTTATCTTTAAAAACCTTTTTTAATCTAGCTGATTGATTTTCTGATGTAGAATTTCTTCTTACCATACCATGGACTTCATACCCTAAAGATAAAAGATATTCTGCTAAATAACTACCATCTTGTCCATTAATACCTGTTATAAACGCTTTTTTCATTTTTTATTTTACTTTTTTTCTATTATTAAAATCACCAGAATACCTTTCATAGATTGTTTTACCTTTATCAGGTGACTCAAATATTTTTATTTTTTTATCTATTTTTATTTTTTCTTTTTTATTATCTAATATAATAACACAAGGAGTTTTATTGTTATTGAATTCATTATATACATCAATAAAATTATCACTTTCTTTTAATAAATTAAATGGTAAAAGTGGTTCACCTTCACCATAACTTATAACGTCCCATAATTGATATTTCATTTTTTAAAAATTTTCATTTGTGTTAAATCAGGCCAATCTTCATAGACCCATTGTCTAGGTTCTGTGTTAATAGCTTTCTCTAGTTTATCTAAACCTAATTGAGCTGTCTCAGGTGTCATATAATAATGGTAACCAAAAGAACTAATATTTTGGTCTCTCCAAGGTGTGTCAGGTATTCTACCATCGTATGACATCTTTTTTAATTCTTCAGCGACTACCATGTTGTCACAAAGAATCATACCACCCCTACCTAAACTTAAATGTTTTTGATATTGAAAACTTAATGACATTATAGTTCCTGGTACGTAACCATTTTTTTTCCAAAGTACAGCAGCGTCAATTATTCTTGTTTCACCATAGTTTAAAGTGTAGTAATCTTCCCATTCCTCATCTCTCCAACTTAACTCTAATCCCATCTTATTTGCTAACATCGGTACTGAAAGGTAAGTTCTTTTTGGTACATTTATCTTTTTCTCTCCTGTGTATCTTAAGGCTAATTCAATACCGTGTGTACAGGAATCTACGGCTATAGCGTAAGGTGCTCCAAAAAAATTAGCAACCTCTTCTTCGAATTTTTTTACTGTTTGAAAACTCATTTGATGTATGTTTCGTATATATAATCTTCGGCTGTAGGTATTTTCATTACTCTTTCATAGTTATCTTTTACAGCCTCTAACTTACTTTCGTATAATTCAAAAGATAACTCATTTATATCAAAAGAATCGTCAAATAATATAATACCGTCCATATTAAAAAACTCAGAAATGGATGGACTACCCCAATACAATGGTATAGTACCCGTCGCGAAACAATCCGTGATTTTTTCAGTAAACATATTATCATATCGTCCATTTTCCATAGTTATAGAAAAACAATAATCATTTAAACCTTCCTCTTTGGTTTGTATAAACTTATACCCCCTACCGAAATGGTCAACTTTATCTCTAAAACTTTTAATTACTTCTTGTCTATATCTATGTTCTTCACACATAACCTTACTAGAGGCTACCATAGAAACTAATTTAGATTTTTTATGTACTCCACAATCTTTAACCCACGGTATTACATTACATATAGTAAATTTAAACTTGTCTGAAAATCTCAATAAACTTTTATCGTGCGTGAACACCAACTCAAAATTTTCCTCTAAGTAAGACACGTTATTTGAGCACCATTTGTACACACTAGGATTTATAGTTCTTGCCTCAGCCAACCAACCGTAATTCTTTTTAGTTTTATCAGTAGGTGTATTCATTACAGCGTGGTCAATATGTATCGATATTGGAGCGGTGTAATTACCTTTAATCCACTCCATTGACCTAGGTATACTACCACTAGAGGAACAAACATCATGTTGAAATCCTCCACCTACCATGTTTATTTGTTGTTTATTCATCATAACCCAATTTTTTTGCTCTTTCAATTATGGTACCACCATCTATTTTTTTAATTAATTTAGCGGGATTACCTTTATAAACACCCCACTCTTCTGTATCACCAATTAATAAACTACCGGCCGTTAATAGTACACCTTTTCTTAGGGTTGAACCTGGTAAAACTATAGCATTAGACCCAATATTTGAAAATTCTTCCATCACTACGGGTTCTATTATTTGTTTACCTTTTAAACCATTTGGTATCATAGCTCCAAATAAACCTGAATTATCAAATCTATCGGACCCACATATTATTCTAGCTCCAGCCATAATATTATTAAAACCTTTCGCGATAAAAACACTTTCTTTACCACCAATACATGATACGTGTGGTGATATGTGTACATAATTACCTAAAGACATACTAGTAGTTATATATGTAAATGCGTCAATAGCCACATGACTACCTACCTCAACTAACTCAGGTCTTTTTATTACCGAAGTTTCGTCGATAAAAACATCTTCACCAACCTTATTTAGTTTCATCTATAAAAGTTTTATCAAATTCCTGACCCTTATATGGACCTGTCTTGTATTCGTACACAATAGTATCATCTTCAAGAATCTCGTAGGTATGACCACCTTCGAAAGTAAAACTAGCGTCACCCGCGTATAGTGTTGGTGTGGCTATGATTGTATCATCTAAATCATAGAAGAAACATTTTACAGAACCACGAACAATCATCCAACTTTCTTGAGCAATTATTTCACCTTCAGGTTTTTTCCATATATGTCTATGTGGTCTAAATGTCGTACCTTTTTTCATTTTAAGTGACGAACATTGGATGAACTCTTTAGAGTCAACCAAATCCTCACGTTGTGTATCTCTACTTACCACATCGTCTAGTCTATGTATTGTGTGTAGTAATTTTCCTTCTTCTTTCTTCGAATAAAACTTTTCCATTTTTTTTTAAATTTTAATCCATTTCTCAGGTAACACATCATTAGTGTTCCATCCGTTATAAGCACTGCCGAACCAAATCTTAGGTCCTACGACAGTTTTATTTTCATTATTTTTAACCA